ACTTCTTCCAGATTCACATCAGCAGAATCAATTAAGATCGGAACAAAGATAGTACCCTCTTCCAAGTTTTTAACTGCGATAGGCTTTGGCTTTTCGCCACCCTCAAAAATCCATTTTCTCACAGGCTTTGCGTCAAATATCATCATCCTTTTAATTGCAGATGGCAACACTTCTTTTTCTGAAAGGAATACCTTATATGGGTCTTTGTCTCTTTTTTCCTCGTACACACTTTTGAATCCAGATGCCACGACTTCAACAATTCCAAGAAGAACCTTCCCGCCTATTTTAGTTGCCTGCGGTGCTTTTAGGCATCCATATTCAAGTGCTAATCTCTGATTATCCGTTGCGTAAACTCCTTTTCCGTGAACTCCGTCTTTGGATGGCTTTAATCCTGTTTCTCTAATTTTTGAAAGAACATCCGCAGTTGTTCCGTGATAAACGCTTGTAGTTTCACTTAGGCTTTCCTTGCCCTCTCCTCCGCTTCCAGACCACCTGCCAGCATTGTCTCTGGCTTGCGATGGGTCGTAAAACTCAATCTTTTTTGAGTTGTAGGAGAACTGGGTCACGGAGCTATTCTCCGTCACGGACTTTGTTAAGTTGCTCCACTATCTTTCTGGCTCTGGAGAACCCTGCATCCCCGCCCCATCCGTGCCAAGCCTGCCAGCCTTTGCCCTTTTCATCCCAGCTAGAGCCTTTCTTATCCACTTCGTGCCGTGAAAAGAAAGCCAACATCCTACGCCAAGTGCGAGGAGAAAGCTTTTTCTTTCCGATAATATCCCTAGCTCTTGCGATTCCTACCTGTGTCATTCCCCTCTCACTAGCTGGCTTATCAGCACGAACCCGAAGGGCTGATTTTGCTGAATCAATCATTCCTTCTGATGGGGTTAGATCAATGTCTGCGAGTTTCTGCATCTCAATCGCATCTAAAATCATTTCTGCATCGCTTGTAGTAAAATAGGGTGTGAGATTTGTCCTTCTCGCTCTCGCTGGCACATCCTGCTCCCCAGCCACTTCTGATGCCGTAGGGTCAATTTTAGCCGTGGGAATGGTCGTTCCAACGCTTACGCCAGACACAATCTGTGAGGCTTGCTCAACGCTAATCGTTGGGAAGGCAGAGGTAATAATGGCAACCGCACCATCTTTTGAGATCGCACCAACAGAGACAGCGTTCATTACATTGATCAGCGAGGATACTTGTGCCCCATTGAGAGAGGGAATATCCGTTACTACCCCTTGGGGCATCGCTTCTTGAGTTGGCATTTCTGGCAGTTTCGCCTTCTCCAGTTCGGGCATCGGTGCTTCAGCTTTGAAGGCATCCGAAATATTTTCCGTAGAAACTCCAAACTCTTTTGAAAGATCGCTTGCATATTTGACTTCGTAGGCTCTTTGACGCATTGCTTCTTCATAATCTTCTCCTTTTGCTCCGTAGATTTCAGACGCAGTACGAAGTCCAGCTTTGAACTCCGAGATGTTTGCCTGCGAATCACGACCTACATCAATCGTGCTATCGGAAGGATAAATCCATTTTCCAGAGGTAAAGTTAGCATTTGGTGGGATTTTTCCTCTCGAAATTCCGTCTGCGATAACAAGGTTCTTGATCTTGTCAAAGAAGCGAGCCTCAAAAATGCCCTGCCAACGCTTGAAAGTACGAGAAGCGAGAGCCATCTCAAGCCGAACAGTTGGACCACCTAGCTTTGAAAGGTCGTAGCAGAATCCAAAAGGCAGATTAAATGCGAGTGCAATCATATGAACAATCAAATCCACATAGCCTTGAAACGCTGAAGAGGGACGATTGCTCTCAAACATCTTCATTTCCGAGCCAGTAGGGATATAATTAATCTGTCCCCTCTGCATATTCTCAATGTTCATCGTGTTGCCGTAAGAATCTGTCTGTGCTTGGTTGAAATAGGATGCGGGATCGTCTGCTGATCCTGTGGCATTCGAGATGGTCATAATGCGGAAAGCAGCGTTTTTTACTGCCAGATTTTCCGCTTCCATCGTTTCAGCAAGGTCTTTGCAGTAGTTGATGACAGAAGCAAGATGGCTACGACCACGCACCTCATCTAAGCGAAGCGGGTCATAGATAAAAAGGAAAGAAGATGCTGGGACTTCCTGCTCGTCTGTGTAAAAATTGCCCTGCGTCCTTCGATAAACTTTGTATGACTTTGTGCGTCCGTGTTCGTCAAAGTTCACGCCACCGATGTAAGACTGAGAGGATGTGGGGTTATCAAACATTCCACCAATACGATCTGCCTCTACTGCTTGTAGCCTTAGATCCGAATTGGGATCAACTTGCCCATCAATAGAGTTTTCCCTTGTGATAACAAAGCCAACATCTCCGTCACGAAGGACAGAGCGAAGTGCAAGGTGCGAAAGAGATTCAAAATTCTGCCTGCCAAAGTAATCACAACGCTTACACCAGTTAGACCAGTAATCTTCATATACTTGGTCGATGGCTCTATCTCCAGTTCGGGACATATAGCGAAAGTTGCCAAGTGCATACTGCGAAAACTTCAAAAGAATCGAGCGAATAATCGGGTTGTTGTCCTCAAGTTCACGACCAGCACGAATAAGTTGAAGCCTCTCGTATGTGGAGTAATAGCTTTCACCACCAGACAATGGCAAGGACGGACGCCTATCACGACTAGGATAAGCACCAGCGAAGCGAGTAAACTCCGTGAGTTTGCATTTATCAGCAAGTCTCTTCAGCCCAAACTTGGGATTTAGAGTGCTAATCGCTTTTTCGAGGAAGTTTAGCTGTGCCATATACTATTTTTTCTGACAACTTCCCTTTTCATAAGCAGGAACTCCAGCCACAGGCTCATATCCCTCCCAGCATCTTCCCTCTTCCTTTCCCATTTCTTCTTTCGTGGCTTTCTTGCGGAGAAGATCAATATTATATCCAAGTTTCTGAATGTATTGCATCGCATCGTCATAGTAGTGAGCAACGATGTTTGTATCTGTGGTCGGAGGGATTTTGGTATTCACTTGGTAAGCCCGAGCGATGGCTTCCTTCGGCTCTTTGACCAGTTCATCCTGAACCCGATAATATTCTTTTACATCTTTCTCGCTAGATGGATGTTCTGCCCTTGTGATTTTATGAGAAAGATCCATCAGTTGCTTGAAAAGACTGACGGCTTTGCTCGAAGAATCGAGCATTTCAATGGCTTTGTCGAGTAGGTTTAGAATATTCATAGTGTCTCCTTATCCCAATGTCAGCAGATATTTGAGCCTATTCAAGTCACCGACAATCTCATCTCTTATATTTAACAGATCGGTGTCTGTTGGCTTAATGCTTTTGGGAAATTCGCCCATAAGAAAATCAATGGTTTGGTTGGCTAGTGTAACACCGCTACCATCCACAAGATTGTTTAGGGTGATGTTGAAGTTTGCTGTGGCATAGGCTCGTCCATACTTTCCAAAGTAAGTTTCGAGAAGTTTATCAATAGTCTCGTCTAGTATCTCATAAATGTTGCCAAATGCCTTGTGATGGGAGTAGCTTTTTGTCTGCCAATGGTAGATTCGGAACTGGTTTTGAACATTTAGCAGGCGAGTAACGATCATATCCCCATTGTTTTTTGGGGCTACATCAGTCAGATACTCTACAGGAATCCTGCTTACATCAAGTTCGGTTTTGCGTTCCTCGACCTTGGAAATCAATTTTTCGATATAATTCATATTAAACGCTATTTATATCAACTTTTCTAGGTTCTACCGCCGTTTGAATAGTCGGGGAATGTGCGATTGATTCTAGCTCTCGGACCACCCAAGCGATTGATCGCTGCTGTACATTCCATGGCGGTATTCTGGAGTTCTTGCAGATTTGCCCTCGTAAGTTGCCGTCCACCAATGCTATATGAAGCACCAGTTTTAAGAATAGCTTCGATTGCATTCAAAGTCTCTGTGCGAATCTGTGTAACAGTTGCCAGATCCAATCCATAATAAACCCCTTGTACGGCCATGCTATTTATATCCCTGTCAACTTATTCATTGGTTTCTTTCCAAATTTGCCCTTTTTTATCCAGAGCACAAGACCAAAGCATAACTTTGTTGTAAAACCCATAGCCGATGCCTGTTTTTACCATAAAGAGGCTATACTTATCCCCTATGTGGTAAAGAAGCCACGATAAGAAAAGCCTCATACTTTCTCCAGTTCTATCTTATCCATCTGTTCAACCTTCTCTTCAGCCAGCCCATCCTGCGGAACTGGCATACATCCAGATAACATCGCACCCACAAGGTTCATACACTCGCAATCTCTCAAGTGATTGTCCTTCTTAACCCGATGCCAGATGAGTCTTGTTCGGCCAGTAAGAGGATTGTACTTGGGTCTTTTTACCTCTGCGTTCATATGGTTGTGCCAATCGTCTGGTGCATCGTCTGGGATTTCCCACTTGCCCATTTTGCCAGTACGAAGCATCTGCACCATATCTTTGATGGTTGGGTTTGACCAACGGATAACAGGACACCTTGGCCTCGCAAGACCTTCTGATTGTGCGTTGCGATTTGTTCCAGACAAAGGATCGCCCCACTGCATCGAGGAATATGGTCGGTTTACTCTAATTTTACCGCTGGTGTGGGCAAAAAGAGGGGCATCGCTACCGAGCAAGCAAGTCCAGCCATAGCGACAAGCTTGGTAATACACATCCCTCGTCTGATCTGCCGAATCCACGAACACCATCTTGTCCTCAACTTTCCAATCAAGCTGGGTTGCTCGCAGGGAATCCCAAGTCTCTAGCCTCCCGCACCACTCCAAGCGGGACGAACCATTCATCTTCCACGCACGAATTGCGACCCACATATGGAAACCACCACCCTCTTGAATGTCGGCAGAGATTATTCTTCGCTGAGAATCTTTCCATTGTTCACCCATTCTGTACCCAGAGCCAGATACCCGCACAGGTTCTTCGTCATTTTGCTCCACCCAAGGCTGTCCGAGAACTGAATTCACAAAGTCTTGTAGCCCCATAATGCTTTTCTTGTCGTTGATAAACTTTACAGCCAGCTTTCCAAATGTCTCCCAAGGACTATACAGACCAGATAAGTGATAGGATTTGATGTTCGGTTCTGGGTTTGGATTGGCAGGCTTCCACTTCCCAAGCCGTAGCATCTTGGTTTTGTGTCCGTCTGTGATCTTTCCCTTGCAACTAGGACATTCGTAATACGCACTAGCCCGAACTCTCTCATTGTCCCACTCGCCATTGTCTCCCTTGGCTGTGGCATCCCACTTCACATTCGGCCAAGTAAGAACTTGGGTTTCCGCACAGAAAGGGCAGGGAACATGGAAGTATCTCTGATCCCCTCGAAGAAATGACTGCCAGATGTAGCCAAACTCTGTGGTGGGGGTGGAAGTCTGAACTGTTAGGGAAAGCGGATAGGTTCGGGTGCGAGCCTCTGCTAGTTGAATAGCTCCAGCTTCCTTTGAAGATGCCTCTGCAAATTTGTCCGTCTCGTCACAAATCAGCAAGCCTACGCTACGAGAGCTAAGATTTGCTGGTGAGTTACTGCCAAAAAACCAAAGCGACATTTTATCATAATGCTGTTCCATCAGTTTGTATTTGTCTGTGTTGGATGGTTTGTGTCTTGCCAGAACAGGACAGTCATCGACCATCGGTAGCCAGCGATACTCGGAAAAAGACCTAGCCAGATTTTCGTTTGGCATTACCCACATCGCAGGCACAGGAGCCATATCCAGCTTGTAGGCTAGGCCAGCGAGGATTGTAGTTGTCTTTGCCGTCTGTGCCCCCCAACAGAGAACCATCGTTCTCACCCTGTCATCACGAAAGTCCTCCAGAGGCTCACGCACATAGGGAGTCAGAATTGTAGAATATGGTCCAGCACTCGAAGAAACACGCTCGGAAAGGTAAAGATTTTCTTCTGCCCACTCTCTGACTGATGGCGTTTTCTTTGGCGACCACATCCCATCCACGAATTGCTCTAGCTCTAGTTCGGTCATAGGGAAAGTATTGTCATGCTACTCGTACTCTGCTTCTCACTTATAACTTTCACTTGATCCGAGTAAAGGATTTTCTCGGATTCCGTCTGGCAAACCACAAGCCGAACAAACTTTAGATAGTCGAATGCCCAGTTTGTGAGTGCATCCTCCATCGGCATATTGTTAAACACGATGTCTCTGGATGGTGTTTGCCTCCACAAATACAAAACTCCCTCTCTAGTTACATCGTAGGTTCTGGGAACTTCTGGGGCTATGCCGATCCAAGTCCGTGTATGGTAGTTTCCTAGCTTCTGAATGACCTCAAACGAGGCTTGTGGAGTAGAACCGCAGACTGTGATGGGAAATCCGCTACTGCTTAAAAACTTCTTGTTGGTTAAAAGCCTGCTGGTGTTCGGTGAAAAGTAGTAAATGTGAGGGATGAGTCCGTTGTAAAACGAATTCGCAGCTACCAGTTGAGTTTCCTTCGAGTGTTTTCCGTTAGGCTCACCACAGCCTATTACGGCAACTTCGCTCTTTTCAGTAAACTGGCTGTCCTGCTCCTCTAATTCGCTTTTTGACATTATCTAGTTCTTCCTTGGCAGTCCCGCACTTCATCATGTTCTCACGATAGTAGAACACGCAACTGATTCTTTCGTGGGGGACACCCTCCTTGGGAACTAGGGGTGTGTTGCCGTGCCATTCGTGAACATCGCACAGAATGACATCGCCAGTACGCATATCACAAGCAACTCGATACTTTGGGAAAACAAGGTAACAGCCAGCATATCCACCAGCGGAAAAGGCAGACATAACTCCGAAGCCCTCTGCCAAGTCACCTTGGTCTTTGTGAACGGCAGTCTGCCAGTTCTTATTGACTGTGATGGTGGTAAATACTGTATTGGGAATTACCCACTCTTGCGATGTGGAGTCACATTTTTCTTTTTGTGCCTTCCAGCGTTCGGGTACTTCTTTTTCAAAAACAGAGCTGATTGTTTGGATGAGAGGGATTGCCTTTGCGAATTTCTCTGGATTTGCGTTATTCCAAGAAGTTGTACGGCAATAGGGGAATCGTGCGTTTCGATCCATAGATCCCATCACTCCCGACAAAACAGGGATTGCTACGCTTGTTTTGCTGATTGTGCCGTCAGCCAGCATCCTTTGTGCCCTCACACCGAAGCCTTTGTTGGTTTTCGCACTTTTGATCAGACCATACTGCTTTGCTTTCTCATCTGTGAGAATCCCGCCAGCCATTCCTCTGTTTTCGTTAGGGGTAGCAGCTGAACGGACAGACTCGTATGATTTCTGGCATAGCTCGATAGGTAGTATGCCTTTGCGGAAACGCATCAGAAGTGTGCCGTCTGGCTTGTAAACCTCTGCATCCTCTTGGATGAGGTGGTCATAGCAGTTCTCAGGGAGATGTGTTCCCCCTAGTTTATCTACTTCCTCGTCTGGCAGGCAAGTTTCGAGTCGAATAACCTTCATAAGCCTATTTTACCTTGTCAAACCTTGGGTGCAAGGTCTTGGAACGCTTTTTCAACGCAAGCCTTGATTGTGTCCGTTGCCGTTTCCGCTTTCCAAGTGTCTCCGAGCTTTCTGACTTTTTCGAGGAATCCATCGTGTTCCTCGTTTGTAAGATAGATTGGAACCATTCGGATTGAAGATGCGGGAGGAATGTACTCGCCAGCGTCAATATCCCCTCCTCCAGCTTGAGCTTGCTCTGCATCCAAAGCCAATGGACCATCGGGAATTGTAGCGGACATAAGGCTCTTAAGATTTTCATCTGAGAAGCCAGTAATTTGTAAGTCGATTTGTGAGGTGTCAATATCTTCGAGCAAGTCTTTGAGAGCTTCTGTGTCGAACTCTCCAGCCATATTGTTAAGTGCAAGATTGGCTGCTTTTTCTTTTTCTTCAGAAAGGTCAACGAGCCAAACATCAATTTCTTCCCTTCCCATGGCTTGGTAGATTTTGAATCTCTGGTGTCCTCCGATAATGGTATTTCCAGTTCGGACATTGACTGTGATTGGTTGCAGATCCCCAAGTTCGGAAAGACTCTTGGTGAGGCGACCAAGTGCCTCGTTGCTAATTTTTCGAGGATTGTAGTCCGCACCCTTGATTTCATTTAGTTTGATCTTCCTAAGACACGGATAGCTAACTTCATTTTTCTTGCTCATCTTCTAGTTTTACCTCTTTTTCTGGTTTTTCGTCAAGCATTTTTGTTTCGCCAAACGAACCTTTTGTTTTGTGGATAACTGCTATAACCTTTTCAATCCCTTCCGTTATAACTTCCTTGGCAAGTTCGGGGTCTGTTGGGTTTGCTCTGCGACAAAGGCTGGATGGCAAACCTTCCATAAGGTTGCGAATCGTGGTCATGTATCGGGACATAATGCTACGAGCCAGATCCGTACCAATTACTGCACCAGTTGCTCTCTGCAAACTCTCTACTTTCATTTCTGCGTCCAATCGGCCACGCAAAGCCTCCCTGTGTGCCTTAACCAAGTTAGGTAGCCTAGCGTGATCTCTGTTCGCCTGTGCTTGATGGAGCAAGGCATAGGCAACTTTTTCGCTCTGCTTGGATCTAGCCAGACAACCATATATATCGTCCCTTAATAAATCGCTCCCAGACGAACCCCCCGCCTCCGCTTCACTATCTTCCATCGAAACCCCCGCTGGAGGGGCTATAAAGCCCTTGGGAGGCCTTTCACGATTGGCTTCACGCCATTCCGTAGCACCTTCGACTGTCTCCTGTGGCATACCTTTTTGCTTAAGTTTGCTCACATAGCTGATGGAAGTGCCCCACGCCTGTGCAATTTCAGTTAAACTTACCATTTCCAACAAGTTTTATGTCAAAAATGCTGAAGGTCAAACAAATTCAGCAATAAAACCCGCTTTGCATTTGTCCTTAATGTTTTTAGACGACAAACTCTAGGAAAAGGGTCGGGGCTTCGCCAACCTGCAACATCCTACTCTGTTAAAAGTTATCTTATTTTATTCCTAGGCCAGACAATCTCTTTTTCATCTTATTTGCCTTTGATGCCCTTCTGGCAGAGTATTGCTTGTTATCCTTTGCCTTTACCAGCCCAGCCATAGCGAGGTGATAGTATATTGAGTTGTGATCTTTGGATAGCGCGATAGTGATTTGGTTTGGAGACACACCTCTTTTGTATAGTTCACATATTACTCTTGCTCTTAGTCTGGAGGAGTTCTCATCTCTCTTTGTTCCTACTACTATAGCCTTCTGCTCTGGTGTGAGTACCAAGTCGAGATATGCTCTTGCCTGTTCTGCGATTGTTAGGAAGGTAGGCTCTTTTACATCTCCTGCTGTCTTGATTGGATTAGTCGCTACTATGTTCGCCAGCCTATCCAGCATTGTCTTTGTGTGTTGTAGTTCTCTTTCTAGATTTAATAGTCTATCTGCCACTATGCTGTGCCACTCTTTGGTTGTTCCTGTTAGGTTATTCATGTGTTCTCCTTTGCCAACTCCTTGAATGCTATTTGTATATTATTGGGTGCTGGGAGTTGAAGCATCAGCGTCCCATAGGTGTAAGTCTTTCCTGTATAGTGAGGAGGGAACATTGTGTTGGTTGCACTCGCCACATCCACTTCTTTTAGCCCTGCCTTCTCAAGTTCTAGCAACTGCTCGTTGTATGGGGCACTCAAAGCTCCCACTCTGTATAGCAAAAGCTCCTGCTCATATGTGCCAGACCTTGCCTTGTTCTCATCCCAGAACTCAAACTGCTC